TTACCCAACATACCGCGCTACATACTTTTCCGCCTTCGTCCAGCCTTCCGCCTCGGCCAGGGCGTAGAACTTCACGGCGTCGCCGTTGCTGACAGCGCCGATGCACTTGACCTGTTCGCTGTTGGCGGCGGGCAGGCTGCAATAGCGTCCGGCACTCACGAGCTCCAGCGTGCGGGCCAAATCGTCACATTTTGCCGCCGCGGCAGCGGCCAGCGGGCCGACCATCAGGCACTGCATCGTTTTGCCGGTGGGCTTGTCGCTGATCTGCTCGGTGCTGCCGTTGTCAGCCGCACCGTAAACGCCCACAGCGTTGCGTGTGCCGCTGTACCGTGTGGGGTCAACACCGCGCCCGGTGACAGTGTTGCGGGCCTCCAGGTGAACGTGCTTATAGCCGCCCGCCGCGTTGCCGGTGTTGCCCATCACGGCCAGGATGTCGCCGCTCTTAACGTGCTGGCCCTCCTTCACAAGCAGTCTGGCGTTATGGGCGAAAACCAGATAATTCACGTCGTCCGGCGTCTGGCCGGCGTCGAACAGCGCCCCAACATAATTTCCCCATTCCCATGTTTTATCGTTACGGTTGGTGATGCACCGTGCGCGCCGGATCGTGGCCGCAATGCTGCGCAGCGTGCCGTCGTCGTTTTGGTAATAGGGCATCCGCACATAGGCGTCATCCAGGCCGACGACGTCAACGCCCCCGTGCCATGTCTTTCCGTTGCCGCGCGTATAGCCATAGCGGCCATAGTTATACAAAATCTCCGTGCGGCCCATGTAAATGCCGTTCTGTTTCATCTTATCCCTTTCTTTCCATCAAAAACAACCACCATGCTCGGAAATGGTGCGCTATTTTTGCATCCTCCGAATTTAAGCCGTCCGCGTATAAAACGAACTTCCGCTTTGTGGTATATGTAGTCATGGAACCACCGCGTATCCGTCCGCGCAGGCAGCAGCATTACCACAAATCCCCCCCCCGCAGCCGTTTCCGATGCCTTTTTGACCCAGCGCCAGACATCCCGCCCATAGGGCGGATTGCACCATACGCGGCCCGGCCAGGGTTGTGCCAGACCGTCCTGCTCCGGTGTGTAGTAGTCGGGGCATTTTGCATTATCGCGCACAGCGCAAGCGTCCAGGGTGAAGCCGAACTCCTCATCCAGCGCCGCGTAGAGCTCCGGCGGCGTGGCCCACATATCGGTAGCGCTTGAAAACATCAAATCCGTGTTCATAAACCCTCATCCGTATCCATCACCAGCGCCTCATACTCGTCCAGAAGATCCCCCGCGCCAGGTATGACCGCGCGGTAATCCCACAGCACAAGCATCACCCGCGCCAGTAAATCTGCTTCCTCGCTCATTCTTCCACCGGCGGCGTGGGCCACTGCACCGCGTAGGGGAAGCCCGCCTGCTCAGGCACGTCCCGCAGCGCCTGGCGGTAAGTTTTCCAGTCCGCTTTGACCGTCTTTGCGTCGCCCAGCACCGTCCAGTCCGTGGCGGCGATCAGCTTGTCCCGCTCAGCGCGCACGGCAGCCGCAGCCGTGTCATAGTCGGCCTGTTTAACCAGGGCGGCCCAGGTATCAACGTCAACCGCCGCCTGAGGCACCTGTGTGACCGTCTCGTAAGTCGTGTAGCTGTACCCGTGCCAGGGCGTGTCCATATTGGACACAGCCTCGCGGGTGACCTCCTGCTCATCCTCGTAGACGCGCACCAACGTCAGACCGTTGGGCAGCGGCTCGCACTCAAGACGGGCGTGTTTTTCGTTGCACTCACATTTAAGCATTTTGTACCACCTTTCTGATTTTGCGGTAACTCACAACACCGTCAACGTACTTAACGCGGAATCGGTGCATATTAGCGTGTTTTAGCTGGCCGATGCGGCACGCGGCCTGTCTGGCTTGATGCGGCGTCGGTACGCCGTGCGGGCGGGCTTTGATGTTGAGACACAGCCGAATCAGCCGCCGCGTGGTGCGCTTGCGGTAGATCGTGTGGTCGCAGTAAACCACAAAACCTAGCCCATCCAGGGCGCGGTCTCGGTGCTTGCCGTCGGCGTCTATGTAGTCGGTGCGGTAGACCTGCCAGCAGGTATTGCAAGCGTAGTCAGCCGCCGCCAACCACTCCATTGCAGCCTCCAGGGCACGGTGCAGCTTGCGCTTATTCGGGCCGTACAGATGCACGTTGTCTACATAGCGGTAGTAGTGCGCCACGCCGTCCAGACCCCGCACATAGCGGTCAAACGCCGTCATAGCAAGATTTTGGAACCAGTGCGACGTCACATATCCAATCGGCAAGCCGTTGGGGAAACTGTCCACGGCGGCGTCAGCCATACGCAGCCAGTATTTATCTTTTATCAGCTGCCTATAGCCGTACTCTATAAAATCGTGGTCGCTTTCGGGGAAGCAATGGTGTATGTCCAACTCTGCGCCGTACTTCATCCCAGCGCGGTCCGTTTTCATCCACCGCGCCACTTGTTTGGCGGCGCTGTGCGGCCCTCGGCCCTTGATGCCCGCTATGCAGTAGGGGTCCATCTTAGGCACGACCACGTCATAGATCGCCTCAATCAGTACCCAGTGCATGACCCCGTCCGGCCAGTACGGCACATAGTCAATGTCCCGCAGCTTGCCGTTACTCGGCTCATAGTGCTGGGTGTGTATCGGTTCGCTGGGCGTCCAGCCGCCGTAGATGATCCAGTGCTGCACCTGGTCGATGCACGTCTCAATGTGCGTCAAGGCGGGCAGCGTGGTCGGGTCGTGCATCCTCTTTTTCGCATGATCTACCATACACCTCCGTATAAATTCCCGGTCAACCATGACCGGCTTTAAATTTCCGATGCGCTTAGGCATTTTATAGTCTTTCTTTGGCCTCCAGCCGGTTCGTCCGCTGGCGCGTCTACTAGGGCTGCCGGATGGGCCAATTTTTAGCTAGGGCTAAGGCATCCCGGTCTCGCTGTAAAGGTCGCCTACAATCCGCAAGGATTGCAGCCAAAGAAAGGTCCGCCGAACTGTTCCACCAGGACAACGAGGCATCGCTGTTGAGGTTGACGTAGAACGCGCCGACTTGATCCCCGTTTCTGGAGTTGCTGCCGCGCAGCACGATGCGGCGATGATGAGACCGTTAGCCTGTCCCGGATGATGTCAAACTTACATAGTGCGCGGGGGCTTTGCTGCCCCCGCGATCCCCCGCTTAACCGGGGATAGAAAGGTCCGCCGAACCGCTCCACCAGAGCAACGAAGCGCCGCCGCCGAGGCCGACGTAGAACGCGCCGACCTGACCCCCGTCGCTGGAGGAGCCGCCGCGCAGCACGATGCGGGTGCCGCTCTTGTTGATGTAGAAATAGTCGGCCAGATTGGTGGACGAACTGCCGCCGACCTCTTTGGTGATTTGCAACTGGGGAACGCGCTCATCCGCCTGGAGGTTCTTTGCCCAGCCCTCACCGGGCAGGGTCAGCGTGTCCAGCTTGATGTAGTCGTTAGCGCTGCTCCACTGGTACTTAGTCGGATCGTCGCAGTAGTAGGGGACTCCGTCAATCAGTTTCCAGTCGCACTCCATGCGCCACTGATTGCCGTACAGCGGATTTTCCACGCCATAAAACACAAAGCTGTGTTTGCCGTCGGTGTTGCTGACGGGGCTGCCGCAGGTGGAGATAACGCTGTTAGCCGTGCCGGTGGCCTCCATGATGCGCCAGACCTTGTGCGCGGTGGTCGTAGTGACCGCATCACCGTCAAAACTGACCTTGACATTGGCGCTGTCGCCGTCAATAGCCTCTACAGCGGTGACGATGCGGCGCTTGGCAATGCTCTCATCCTCGCTGCCGGTGCCGATGGAGATGACATTGCCGACCTCCAGCGCACCCTTGGCAACGATAACGGCGGCCTCGGAGGTCAGCGCGCCGGTCACGGCGATGCCGGTGGCGTACAGGTTGGAGACGCCGCGCATCTTAGCCTGGACGTTGCGGGTGCCATAGACCACGATCATCAAGTAGGCCAGTACCTCAAAATCGGCGCTTGTGCCGATGCAGTAGGTCTCACCCCAAAGCCGTGCCGCAGCCAAGAACTGCGAGATCGTCTTGTTGCCGGTGCTGACAACGCCCGCAATGCTGTGCAGCTTTCCGCCCGCGCCGATGCTGCCCGGGAAGGCGGGCAGGTAGCACTTTTGCTTGAGGGAGCCGTCCGCGTTCTGGAACTTCTTCGGTGCGCGGAACCCCGGCATCGGCACCGCCGACACGCGCGGATTTACATCCAGCATACCGGAAACATAAAAAAGCGGAACCTCAACCAGCACCTCGCCATTTGTGCCATCCTCAATATAGCCGGGCTGACCCTTGTAGGCGTTGACCGTGACCGTGCCGTCCGCGTTCAGCGTGCAGCAGCAGCGCCGCATGCCCGCCCAAGGATAGACGCCGTCAAAGTCGTTTTGTCCTGCGCTGGTATCGGTGCCGGGGGTAAACACAAAATCAGCGGCAGCGCCGGTGCGCGTGCCTGCCGAGGGGCTGCCGGTGAACTCCACGCCGTAAATTGCAAATCCCGCGTTTTTGATTTCCTCCGCCGACGTGGCCGCCGTGACATTGCCGTCAGCCCCCACGATCAGGTGTTTCCCTGCATTGGCCTCACCGTAGTTCAGGGGAGCCTTGCGCTTCAAAGCCTTTTCCATATCCATTGTCGATGCTTTTTTACCCAGCGCATCCCCGACTGCCTTAGCGTCCGCCGCTGCACCTTCCACTCCCAGCGTTTTGTCAACGGCAGTTTTTTTGCCGCCTCCGCCCACCTGCTGCATCAGCAGCGCGGCCAGCAGCTCATCATTCAAACTCATACCCTCACCTCACTGCGCCACAAACTTGCCGCTCTCGTCCGCCACATACACCTTGTGCTCGGCCTTGCCTACCACGTACAGCATCGACAGCGGCGCGAACGTCTCGTAATCTTCCATACCGTCCACATTCGTGCCGTCCGTCGGCAGCACTGCCGGGACAGTATCCGATGCCAGTACACACCGGTACTGTTCGCCCTTATACCATTCCTTGCTTACGCACTTCATAGTATCTCACTCCTTTCAACTCGTTCCCTTCAAGGTTTTCACTTCCGCCTGCAGTGCAGCAATAGCCTGCATAGCTGCATGCAGCGTCTCGCCCTGGCCGTTGGTTATGTCCCCGGCAATCCACAAGTTACCGGCATAATCCAGAGTTTCAATATTGGCGGGGTATTCACTTGACCGGCCAAAGCCAACGATGTGAATGTACTCTCCGGTCTTATTAAATACACCCTCCACATGCTGGTACGGCATGCTTGCTATCGTGCCCCACCCTTCCGCATGGCTCTGTATTCCGCGCGCTTCTGTGTCTTCGCCTTCTGCGTGGCTATAGTCGCCGGTGGCCTTGCACTTATAACCCTCCGCATGGCTTCCCGCTCCACTGGCCTCGCACCTGCAGCCCTCCGCGTGGCTGTCTCCCCCCGTCGCGGCGTTGTTTTTGTAATCGTTAAATATTTCTCCGCCGCCTTCCGTGCTTTGTCCCACACCGGCGCTGCCGCCTGTCCCTTCCGGCAGCACCAGATTCAGCTGCGGTTCTTCTGCCGTGCCGGTAATACTGGCAGATGCCGTACTTCCCGTTGTCACCGTGCCGATCTTCAGCTGCGGTGTCTTTCCGTCTGCACCCGCCGGGCCCCGTTCGCCGTCCTTACCCTTCTCCCCTTTCAAACTTGCCAGCCATTCTTTTACGCTGCCCACAAAGCCATTTGCTACTGCCACTGCGTATGCCGACACCGGTCCCAAGTCTTTGTTCATCCTGAACTCTCCCCCTTTCCGTCATTGGCCCACAGATGCCCGTCACCCTTTACTTCAAAATGGTAGCCGGTAAGCGCGCTCTCCGCTGCCTGCTCGGCTCTTGCCGCTGCAGCCTCGGCCAGTTCGGCATACCCCTTGGCTTTTTCGGCTTCTCCAACGTGCGCCAGCGGCCCTGCAATCACATTTCCGACAAGCTCGTCCGCCACATTCATCACCTCCACCTATAATTATAAAAGGGCGAACGCGGCATTTCCCCCCACGTCCGCCCTTTTCGGGTTATTTCTTTTCCTTCTTCTTAGCGTCCTCCACCCATTTGCTCAGATCCTTCTGTGTGTACAGCGCTTCGCCGTTCACGCGCAGCGCCAGCAGCTTCGATGCAATCTCCGCCCGCTGGGCGTCCTCCGCAGCCAGATACAGCGGCTTCCACTTGCTTGTCAAGCTGCTCCGAATTGAGGAACGTGCCTCCTTCGCGGTCTTGCCGCCGTCGATCTTGTTCTGCACCAGCTTGTCCAGAACCTCCTGCGCCTCGTTCATCTGGCCGCGCATCAGGCGGCTGTTCAACTTGGCGTTGGTATCGGTAAAGGTTTCATCTACGTGCAAAGGATCCTGCAGGGCCGTCACAATGTCGTAGGCGCTCTTGACTTCCCGCACCGCGGTGCCCACCGGAATGCCGGTTACATCCGCAATCGCGTTCGCCGTCTTGTAGATCAGCTTGTAGGGCGTTCCCTTGCTGTTGGAATCCTGCGTCAGGAATTTCTGCCAGGCCACCACAGCGTTGTACACGTCCGTGGCGGCCTCCATATCAGTTCGGGTCGCATCGTATCCATTAAAGATGGAGATTATGTCCTTCACCATCGGGATATTGTTCAGCAGGTTGCAGTTGTCCACAAAGCCGTCCCACAGCGCATCTAGGTAGCGCTCCCCAAACTTCTTGTCCTTATCGTCGTCGCCCACGCGCACCGCGTCAATCAGACTCGCCGCAGCTGCCGTACCAAACGCCGTCACAAAGTGGGTCGCCAGCACGCGGCCCATGTTGGCCCAGGCTCCCTCCTCCCCGTGCGCCAGCTTCACCGCCGCCTCGGCGATCATGCTGTAGGTCTTGATCGACTCTGCAAGAAAGTTCGTCGCCATCTGCGTCAGCATGTCCTTGCTGCGCATGATCTGGCTGCGGTGCAGCACGCTGTCCACGACCTGCGTTTTGTCTACGATCTCGCTCAGCCGTGCGGCGCAGTAATCCAGGCTCTCCTGACTGCCGGGCTTCATGCCCTTGTCCCTGGCTTCCAGCTCGCAGGCGTTCCAAAGCGTGCCCCAGGTGATTTTATCTCCCCACTCGGCTCCCATCGTGCTGATCTCGCGTACCTTATCCAGCGTGTCACGCTCGCCGGTCAGCACGCTCTTCATCGTCCGCCCGATGTTTGTCTCAAAGTAGCCCCAGCTTTTCCACTTGGCAATGGCGCAGTTGCTCTCGGCCCGCTCCACGCCCTGCTTCAGCCTGCCCACGTCGTAGGCCAGCGCTGCCGTCAGGTATTTCGGGCTTATCACTGCTGCCGCTCGGGTGTATGCCGTCGGCTGCTGGATCGCAACGCGCAGGTTTGCGCCCACCTTGGCAACCTTCCAGTTGCGCACCATGGTCTTTGTCAGCCGTCCGTAGCCGGTCTGGCTCGGGGCTGCACTCACCCCGTTTATATCCTGCATCAGCGTCTGGAAGAATTTCTTGCCCTTCGCGCCGTAAACTCCGTCGATTGCCTCCTTCGTGCTGATCTCGTTCTCGCCGTGGTAGTTGTACCACTTCATAGCGTCGCTCAGCGGGATTGCCCACGCATTGTAAGTCGCCATGTTGGCAACGTGGTCACACCAAGTATCAAACGCATCGTTGATGATCAGCGGGTTGTTCGCCTTGCGCTGCAGGGCCTTGGTAAAGCCCTGATTCTTGATGGCATACAGGCCCGGCGTGTCTCCCGCCGTGGCGTCGCTCGTCCGCGTATAGTTGCTGTCCGTCTTGATAGGCCAGTAGTAGCTTTCGGTAAACTTATTCAGCCCGTACAACTTCTGCGTCACCTCATTGCCCCAGCCCGCCGGGCCGTCTGTAGCAGAGAGGTACGCTGCCATCTTCCGGGCCATCTTCACCTGCTCGTTCGTCAGGCTGCTCGTGATGTCGGCAAGGTCGCCCGGCGTCAGCCGCACACGCTTTTTCTTCTTGCCGTCCTCCATTACGCTGATGCCGCCCTTCACAAGATGCTCATGGGCCTGCTGGCGCTGCGTCAGGTTGTAGATTTCCATCCGTTGTCCAACCGTCAGCGCAATTTCGTTGCCGTCGGCCAGCTTGAAGGTCTGCCGTTCAGCTTTGTCGCCGGTCCACTTGCTGATGTCGGCGTCGCCCTTGATCTCCGCAAACTTCTTCTGCGCAGCGTCCAGCTTCCATACGCGCTTGTCAAAGCCGTCCCGGATGGGCTTGTACACATCGTTTTCCGCAACGCTTCCGAGGCTGCTGAAATACCGCCGGGCGTCCATCATGTCAAGCCCAAGCAGCTGCGCGGTCATGTCACCCGCCCGGGTGTCCGCAGCCTTGCCCAACAGCGCATTGCGGTTTTTCAGCTGGCTGACCTTCACGCTCTGCATGTCAAGGATACTGCCCTCGGCCACTGTCTGCACAACCTTTCCGCGCCCGTCTGCCATCATTTTGTTTGCATTCAGGATGCTGGTTTTCATGCTGGTCAGAATGTCCGCCAGCTGCTGCGTCTGCCGCCCGTTTAATTTGTGCAGGTCGATGTCACCGACGTCGTCGATCAGCTCGCTGATCATATTCGGCAGGTCGGGGTCAAAGTCTGCATAGTCGTCCGCGTCGGTAAGTCCTTTGTCCGCGTCCAGGCTCTGCTGCGCCATCTGCCGGATGTCCTTCATCGTCTCCTGCCAGCGGATGTCGCTCTTGGTGCCCCTCGCGCTCGTGCTCGGGTCGATCTTACCCAGCAAGTCATACACAGCCTTTTCCATCTTAGTCTGCACGTGCCCGGCCTCATTCGGCTTCGCCAGCCACTTGTACAGCTGCTTCACATTCTTCTGCACGCTGTCCCGTGCCCGATCCAGCAGGATCGTATCCTTTCTCCGCTCATTCAACGTCTCAAACGCCGCACGCTGGTTCAGCAGCTGCTTCTGCATCTTCTTGTAGTCCGGCGTGTCCATCCGCATCAGCTGCGTCTTGTACCCCTCGGCCTGCCTCTTCAGCCGCTCGGCCACCTTGGTGTTGTTCGCCTGCGCTGCCTTCCGGGTCGTCTCGATCCACTTGGCCCGCAGCTTTGCCTTCCGGGCGCTCTGGGCGCTCTCCAATGCCTTTACGCGCACCTCATAGGCAGCCTTCTGGGCCGCCAGCGCCGCCTTCTGCTCTGCACGCAGCGCCGTCCGGGTCCGGTTCAGCTGCGCAGCCGCCTTGTCCGCCCGGGTCTCCCTCGTCGGCGTTTCCAGATACGCATCCATCAGCTCCTGCCCGGCCAGCGCCGCCGCCGTGTCCAGGTCGTTGCCGTAGGTGTCATGGTACTGTACCTGACTGGCCTCGTACACGCCCAGCGCATTGCGGATGTTGTCTACGGGTGCCGCCTCCGCGTCAAAGATCGTCGGCCAGTTATCGGCCATCTCCATCATAGCGGTGTCAAGGTTGCCGGTTACGTTCTCTCCCACCAGCTTCAGGTTCACCCGGCCAAACGTGTTCTTGCGCACGTTGGCCCAGCTGTGCGAGCCGTCGGCACCGTCTCCGTACTCGCTCATCAAGTCACCGTACTCGGGGCTGTTCTTCCGGATCTCAAACGTGGTGTTTTTCAGCCAGTCGCGCACCGGCGCATAGTAGTCCCGCAGCGTGGTATCCTTAACAGTAGATTCCTTCAGTACGCCACGTGCAATGTTTGTCAGGGTCTCCAGCGCTTCCTCCGTGCTGGCACCGTCCCTGCTGATCTTGCTGAACGCCCGCTCCAGCTCACCGGCCAGCTGGCTCTTGCCGTACCGGCTGCCGTACTTGTCAATGAACTCGCTGGCCGTTTTCTGCACGGCCTTCTTCTCCATCAAATGCCCGCCGGACAGCTGCGTCTCCTGCCGCCAGTAGTCGGCGCTCTCCCGTGCCTTGGTATACCTCCGCGCCAGCTCCCGCTTTTCGGTCTCCGCTGCCGTCAGCTGCTTCTTCAGCTGCTCCTTCTCGGTAGCCTCTCCCACGATCTGCTCCGCCGCCGTCTGTTTTTTCTTGCTGAATTTTACGTTCTCCACGCTGTTCAGTGCCTTCAGGCGCGCGTCCTCGTCGTTGGCGGCATACTCGATCACAGGCACGCCCAGCTTCTCCAGCTGGCCGCGCACGCTGTCGCTCACGTTGTCGGGCAGAATAGCCGCCTTCACCTCGTCAAAGCCGACGGCCCGCCGGGGCTTTGCCTCAAAATATTCGGTAGGCAGCTGCGCAGCGTCCCTGTACAGCGTCTGCAGCCGCTTTGCCGTTTCCAGGCTGATGTCATACCCTTCCCCCGCAAACGTCCTGCGTATCGCCGCCGTTTTCCTTCCGGCGGCCTGCAGCATTACAGCTCCGATTATACTTTCTTCTTCGTACAGATTATCCGTGTGGGCAGTCGTTTCTCGGCGTATCTGCTTAATCGCTCTGCCAATTTTTTCGTCCAGCGCCTTTGTCTGCTCTTGATAGCTTTCGGCGTCAACACGGTTAAGGCGTGCGCTGTCCTGCTTCAGTTCGGCAATGCTCCCATAGTCTTTAGCGCTCACAGCTTGCAGCCCCGTTGCCGTTGCCATTGCACCGTCGCCACGTTCTTCTTGCGTTTCCTTCATTGCCTTCACAATATTTTCAAGGGTCACCGGGTAGTGTAGCTGTGCAAAACTTTTCTTGTCGCCGCTTGCCGTGTAGCGCTCTTTTCCGTTGTAGATTCCAGCTTTTCCAAGCACCCCGTCCAGTTTTTCTTCAATCCACGCAGCAACCTGGCCGTCATCCACGGCAGCACGTAGTTTGTCGCTGGTCGCCATTCGGTCAATTTCTGTTCCGGTGTTGTTGGTATCGGTCATCCGCTTCCAGGCACCCTGCGCAAAGTCTTCCAACACAAAAGGTGTAACATTTGTTTTCATTGTGCGGGCAATGCGTTCCTCGCCCTTCTGCTGTGCCTCCTCAGCCGTCCACCCCATTTTCTTGGCGTGCCGCGCCAAAAGAGATTTCTGACTTTTAGCGTAATAATCATGAATAATGTTTCGTATGCTGTCTGCGTCGCTCCCCAGTGCATCGTTTGCGGGCACGCCGTCAGTCAGTGCATCATGTATTTCCTGCAAGCGCTTTTCACCGACTTTTTCGGTAAACCGTTCCAGTGCATCGTTTCCGTATTTGCGGTTATAGACCTTCTCCATCATAACCGGCTCAAACTCGGCGCCTTGCTCGGCCAGGTACGCTGCTCGCACACTGTCGTCTCCGGCGAGCTTCTCGGCAATCTCCCGCGTCCCCATTTCTGTGGTATTTTCGATTCCTCGCTTTCTAAGCACCGCGCTGGCATCAAAAATTCCACCAGCAACCTTCTTGGAGGCCGCATCCAGCGTCTTTTCAAGCCGCCGGGCCGCATCGTAGTTTACCTCATACTCCACAGGAGCCTTCGTCGGCGTCCATCCGTCGCCGCCGTACACCTTGTTCTCGCTGTTCCGCTGCGGGTCAATCGTATCCTTTCCAAACACAAGGCTGATTGGCCCGTACTTGCTGTGCCCCTGCGCTGCCTTGACAACCGCAATACTCGGCATCGGCAGTCCGCCCAGCTCCAGGCTTCTTTCCAAAACCTTCTCATCCACATTATGCACGGCAACCAGGTCCTTCGTCTCCTCCACCGGCACATCCATACTGAACTTTACGTTATTTTTGCTGAAAGAATCTCCGTTTACCGCAAACGCCGTGTCTCCGTTCCCGGTGTCCGTACTGATACTGTAAAGTTTCCCGTCCGGTCCTTCGGCCTGGGCGGTTTTCTTCTGTTCAACTTGAACATTTTTCTGTTTCCCGATCTCCCGGGCGTTATTTTTCGCCGTGTCCAGCGCGTCCAGAAACTCATCAACGATTCCGGCTGCCTCCTGCAGGTTTTCCGCCCGCACGGCCAGCTTGCGGCCCTCGGCAGCGCCCAGCGTGGCGTCCCCGCCGCGCAGCACGTTCTTGATGCTCTCGATCAACTGCCCGATTGCATCCCGCAGCGTTTGCAGGATCGTCCGCTTCTGCGGTATCGTGTACTGGTCCGCGGTCAGGATGTAGTCGCAGTACTGCTCCACGCCGTCATCCGTGCTCATAATGCCGCTCAAAAGGTCTGCGGCCACCTCATCATACAGCTCCGTGTCGGTTCCGTAGACGTTCTCGTAAGCCTTAAAGACCTTGTCCTGCGCTTCGGTCATACCCACCTTTTCCGTGTAGAATGCCAGTGCCGTCCGCTTCACCTCGGCCCAGCCCTCGGGGTTGTTCTGCTGGATGTAGTGCGCCGTCTCGTGCAGCGCCGTCTGGTAGCTGTTCACGCTCTTTTCGCTCAGGCTGATCTCGTTGTTAGCGGCGTTGTAGCTGCCGTTCACAGCGTTGCCGTTCCCGTCGTCCAGCTCTCCGGCAATCGTCACATTGGTTCCCAGCTTCATAGCCGCCAGCTGCAAAGCCTGCAGCGGCGTGCTGGTGCTCTCGGGCGTCGTGCCGCGCATCGTGATAGCCGGGTTCCCGCTCACGCCGGGCGCTGCCATCGGTTCAGCAGCGGTCACTGTGCTGCGCCCGGCCTCATACGCCGCCCGCAGCGCCGTTTCGTTGTTCACCACGGCAGCCGCCGGGGCCACGGCACGCACACCCTGCTCAAACGTCAGGCTGCCTGTGCGCCCTGCATTGTACAGCCCACTCATAGCCTGTATATAGGTGTCAACGCTGCCACCCCGGTAGTTCTTCACCAGCGCCGTATTCATAGCATCATTGTAGATGCCGCTCCCGGCGATCTTCTGTACCTCGCCCACGTTCTTCTGCGCCGCCTGCCGTGCATTGTATGCCTGCTCCGCCTCGTCCACCGTCATGCCGCCAGCAACCATATTTCTCTGCGCCGCGATCCTCCGCAAAGCCTCAGAGCCTTCCTCCGAGGGGGAAGGTTTCTCCGCAGCGGCGGATGAGATGCCGGCTTCCCGCTGTTGCCCCTGCTCGGTCTCGCCGCCCGCCATCTCCGCGGTCTCTTGCTGCACCTGCCGGATCAACGGCTGCGTAAACGCCTGCTCCTGCCGCCGTGCCTCCTGCTCGGCCAGCGCCGCCCGCGCCATCTCCGCAGCCTGCCTCTGTATATTTTCCTCTCCGCTAAGGTTTCTCGCCTCCTCCGCCGCAGCGGGGGCGGTGTTGCCCGCAGGCGGCGGAGGGAGCTTCCCCAAGCCTTCCCCCTCGGTGGAAGGTGCCGCCGCAGCGGCGGATGAGGGCAGACCTCCCGCCGCCTGCTCGTTCTCTGTCTCGGAAATTGTGTCCTGATTAACAACCCTGTCCATAATTTCCGCCTGGCCGTTTTCGTCCAGCGCATTGAACAGATACCCCAAATCTGTCGGCGTAAACTTCTTCCCCGCGGCCCGCTGCTGCCGCATCGTCCCGGCCAGCTCGGCAGCCTCGCCGCCCTGCTGTTCAGCAACCTCCAGCACAGCGTCCGTCATCTGCTGTGCCTGCACACTCTTGCCGGTCCGCTGTGCCAGACTGTCATTCACGGCATCCACCGGCCCACTCATGGCCGCGCTCATCAGGCTGCCGATCAGGAAGCTGTACCACGCATCCGGGTCCAGCATCCGCTGCACAAAATTGCGGTCATCCTCCTGGTACAGCTGGCTGATATAGCTGCCTGCCACGTCGCTGGTCCATTCCTCCAAGCCTTCGCCCAGCATATTCACCGCACGGTTCGCCAGCCTGCGTCCCGTCGCTGTTTTAAAGATTTTGTTCACCGCGCCGTCCACAATATTATGAACGCTTGCATACTGCTCCCCGCGCAGTCCGGGGATGCCGTCAAACATCTTTTCGGTTGCGATCTCCACGCCGCCGCTCAACGCACCGGCAAGCCCCGCCGTCAGCGTATCCGCGCCGTTGTCGCGGGCCTCCTGTGCGCTGGCACCTGCCGCGCTGGCATACAGCGCCGCAAACCCAGCCGTCGGGCCGCCCACAGCAGAAGCCGTCATGTTCGGGGCCATACCGCCCACAGCACTCACAACATCACCGGCCACGCGCAAGCCGCCGGTCTTGCCCTGCTCCTGCTGGTACATCCCGGCCAGCCGTCCGCCCTGCTCAATGCCCAGTGCGCTGCGCATCGTCTCGTCTCCGCTGATAACGTCTCGTTCTCTGTTGGCCCGCTTCATGCCCACCGTGTTGTATGGGCCTGCATTCCGCAGCTTTTCCTGCTCGTCCGCGGTCAGACTGTCCCATCTGTTCTTTCCGCCCTCACTGGCAGGCCGCACCTTGTTTTTCCAGTATGCCTCGTTCTGTTTCTGCGCCAGCTTTTGCGCATCCTCTCCGTCCGCCGCATCGTGGACACGCGCGATCAGCTCCCGCACGCTCTGGTCGTTGTCAATCAGGTTGCTGCCCACATTGGCAAATCCGCTCACAGCGCCGGTTCCGGCGCTCTTGGCAAGGTAGGCCAGTGCGCCGTCTTTCTTACCCTGCTGCCCTTTGGCAGCTTTGCCGCCGTCCCTCCGGGCAGCCCATCCGTCGGTGCCGCTGCCCATCATCTGCTGCACTGCCGCCTCCCGGGCCGTCTGGGGCGTGCTTTTCTGCCTGGGCAGATCCAAAATGCCGGTTCGGCCAAACCGCAAAGCCTGCGCATCTCCTGCCACACTGCCGGTAATGCTCAGCCGGTTGTGATAGGGCTGTTCCCGCAGCGTCTGGGCCGTGTCTGCAAGCTGGCGCTGTGCAGCCCCCGACTGCAGCCCTTTTCGGAAGTTCCCGCTGTCCTCCCCGCTGCCGCCCAGCGCCCGGCTCATCTCCTGCCGCTGCTGCGCCCGCAGCCGGTTCACTGCCGCCGTGCGGGCCATGCCTTCATTCACAACCGCACTGTTGCCGACTCTCGCCGTACTGTCGTTGCTCTGCCACCGGCGTTCGATCTCTTCATCCTCGCTCAGCTCCCGGCTGTTCTCCGTTCCGGCGTATACCGGCACATTCTTGGCCGTGGTATGTACCTTGGACCATTTGTTCTTGATCTTGCTGCTGCTTGCCATCTCTGGGCCTCCTTAGCCGTAAAACTTCTTCAGCGCCGCATCCTTTTCTTTGGCAGACAGCCCAGGATACTGCCGCGTCAGCGCACTGTACGCCTGCGCGCCGGTCAGGCCGTTCACCGCGGCGCTCTGCGCGGCATACTCGGCCCGGCCCTTATTGCTCAAAGGCGCGTTTGCAGGCTGCCTGCTGCGGGATGCCAGTGCTCTGTCAAACGCCACCTGCTGCGTCAGTGGCGTGCTGAAGGTTTTCTTTCCCGCGCTGCTGCTCTTACTCTTGCTGCCGCTCTTGCTCTTGCCGGTGCTTTTGCCGCTCTTGCTGGTGCCCGTTCCCACTGCCTTCGCCGCAGCCGCAGCCGCCGCCTGCTTGTACGCCAGCTCCTCCCGGCTCAATGCCAGGTTCGCGTCAAACTGCCGCCGGTTCTCGGCCATCGTGGCATCATACTGGCGCTGCTGCTCGGCCAGCTCCTTCGCCCACTGCTCGTCGGCCACGTCGCCGCGGTAGCCGGTGTACAGGTAGTCGCGGTCCGTATTGTAGCGGTTCACTTTGTCGCCCCACTCGGTATAGTCGCGGGTGTAGGCCGTGTTCTCTTTCTGGGTCAGGTAGTTCAGGTAATTGTAGTAGTCCGTCACGCTGTCCTGGTACCGCCCGTAGTCCGTCGCGTCGGCTCCCTGGTACAGCCCGTACAGCCGCGTCAGGTCGTTGCCCTCGTTCTGGTACCGCGCCATTGCCAGCTGATACAGCTCGGGGATTCTGTCGTTCAGCTCGGTCATGTACTGCTGGTTCGCCTGCGCCGCCGCGCTGGTCGCGTAGCTGTTGCCGTACCCGCCGGTCAGGGCGCTGGCACTGGCCGCTGCATTCACAGCCGCCTGCCGCCCCTGCTCGGTGTACTTGTCCTTGTACTGCTGGTACAGCGCGTCCTTGTTAAAGTCGTAGTCGAACTTCCGGTTACTCAGCTTATCCAGCAGCCCGTCCAGCTGGTTCTGATACTTGCTCGTGTACGCGCCGGGCTTCTTCCCCTCGTAATCGCTCAGTGCCTTCTGTGCATCCAGCACCGCGCCCGATTTCTCATACGCCCCCGGCGCATTCCCCTCCAGCTGATCCAGCCTCGTCTTGTAATTGCTCATGTTGTGCCCCCAATCGCGTTCAGCTCGTTGTATTCGTCCTCTGTTATTTTTATATATCCGGCAGCGTCTTTGTTTCCGTAATTACCTTTATTTTTCAATCCACCATACAGGTAGGGGATTTCGTTCAACTGCGACGAATTCTTGTAGCCCATAAGCAGCTCCGCCCTTCGCGCATAGCATTGTCCGTTTTCTTTTTTAAGGTGCAGCCTGATTTTTTCCCAGTAGTGCGGTATTTGAAACTCCTGGCCCGTCTCGTCTACCAGCTTGTCAGTAGACACAAACATGCCGCCGTACAAATCCATGTCACAGTCACTTTCGTGCCCCTCCATAATTTCATCATACACATTCCGCAGACCTTCAAATTTGTAGGTCAGGTACTCATTCGTAGCCACGCCTCTGCTATCCACTCTGCCAGCGCCGCTGTTGTAGCTGTAAAACAGATCACAAAACCCGCCGTGCTCAAATCCCAGGTCAACGTCATCCCAGCATCCGGCTCTTCTCGCTTTCAGACCTGCGAACGCTCCTTTGGGGAAAGAGGGAAAGCTATAAGCTGTGTCAAACATCTTCCACGCATTGATTCCGTTTTTCCACTTCCACGCGCTGAAGAGTCCGTCCGCAAGCGCTTGCCGCAGATTGCTGGTCACAGTGCCCGATGTACTGCCGCTCACCTTCCCGTTATATCCAATATATGTATTATTGAACATGCCCGTCAGTATGTCGGCACCGCTTTCTGCCACCGGCTTCAGCAGCTTCGCGCTCAGATTCATCTCGCCAACGTCGTAGTTGCTCGCGAACAGTTCTTCCCCATAGGTCTTTTCCGGTATCCCGGTAAAGATAGTTTCCGGGATATTCAGTATTCCCTGAGCAACAAAAAGTTTGCTCACAAGCAGCAGTTCATAATTCGCAGTGTCGTCAAACAATCGTTTAGGCAATACCCCTGTTTTTCCTTGTACCCAATAATCGTAAGTCATATCCCAGGCCATCAGGAACCCACCGCTCGGTATAATATCTCCGAACAGCTTTTCCGGCATTTGCCCGAATTTAACAGTGTAAAATGCTTCCCCCCAATCCCACGCATCAATTTCCGCAAAAGCCCCGCTTGGCAGACCGCATGCCGTCAGGTCAGCCCCCTTAAATGCACGGTGCATGCTGCCGGTTGCATACCTCACGCCGCCCTCAGTCTTTGCCGCTATGCCTTCCAAAAATTGGATCGGAAATTCATCAAGCTGGCAGTAAAAGAACAGCCCGTACAGGCTTATACCGGGTACTGCCTTTGCCGAATACGTCCAGCTGCCGCCGTCCCATCCTCCGTACTGGATCTTTCTCTTGCACCGCACGAAATTATCCGCGTTCAGCAACTCCACTGTAAGATTGTTTATATAGGTGAAATAAAGCGGGGAGTAGTTATTTATCGTCAGCGGTGACGTTACCTTGCTTCTGTTGTGCATCAGCCCTTTATAGAACGCCGCCGCCTTTCCTGCAACTGGCATAATACAGTCAATCGCCAGCAGTTTGCCATAGACTGTACATTCTGTTGCCTTTTCCGGCAGCGTAATGTTATACCGCTTATAGTCCGTCCCGGCTTTTGGGTTATCATACCAGTATTTCGTCTGGATTTCCGTTACACCGCTGTTCCCGTAGCAGTTCTTGATCGTTCCGTCATTAAACACAAGGATGCACGCACCGTATGGTATGAGGCAGACTCTTGTATTGTAGTCGCGGTAGGTAAACGTAAACCGCACGGTTGGCGTCAGCTCCCACCAGTTATCGCGGTAAGCCGACGTCCCATTTTTTTCTTCATAGTTTCCGTGCAGCTCAATGTGCTGTTTGCCATGATAATACAGCGCTTTGTGAGGCTTCCCCTGATAATATAAAGCGTTGTTGAACATGTGCAGCTCACTCATGACATCACCACCGCCCCCTGCACCAGATAGATCGTCTCCGGGTCCGGGTTGCTCGGCAGCGCCGTCACGCTTTCAACATTCAAAAAGCCTCCTCCGCTCTCTCCCGTCGTCGTATTCCCGTTTCCCAGCCTCTCCCCGATCCCCTTGATCTGCTCCGTCAGCTGTTTCAGTTCACTCGGCTGCCACCCCTGCGTTCTGTCCCCGGTATTGATGTTGATCGTCGTCCCGCTGTTCCCGGCCAGCGCGTTGATAAGCTGCCGTATCAGATCCAGCTGATCCTGCACGTCGTTGCTCAGCTGATCTTCTCCGATGTTCCCCAAAAGATACCGCAGCTGCTCGTTCAGCTGGTACAGGTAGCTCTTGATTTGCTTGCTGTCTGTCGCATCAAACTTGTCGCTGTTGATGTCCGGCAGCTTCAGGTCTGCCAAACTCGCCATTATTTCACGGCACCTCCCACCTGCATGACTTTGTTCATGTTGAACAATTTAAACGCGCCCTCGCCCTCCAGCCGCAGCGCGGCATGGTCGCACCGGCGCAGCACCACCGGCACCAACAGGCTCGCATTGTGCCCGCCGTGCACCGTCTTGGCCGTGATCCAATCCCCGTCATCGTACCGCACCTTGACGGTCATCGTGCTGCCCTCCGGCAGCCAGACCCGCAGCTGAAAGCGGTTCAGGTACTTCGCGTTCAGCTCCCCGATGCCGATCATCCCTGTCTCGGCCCACCATCTTTCGCTCAGACCTTCCCTGCCCGCCGTCACGCCGTCCGGCTCCATCTTCAGCACGCTGGCGTCCGCCATCACCATGTAGCCGTCTCCGTTCTTGCAGTAGAACGCCGTGACCTGCACATCGTCCTCCCGGCTCCACAACCCATGCTCCACGTCGTAGCAGAATACGCGGTTCTCCCCCGCCGCCGTCTGCATGTGGATGTAATATTTCCCGTTTATGCACCCAGCTACGGCGTTCTTGTATACCACATTGCCCAGCGCCTCGCTGATGCTGCTCGGCAGCCCGCCGTCGTAGCTCACCACATCCACCGGGCTCTTGTAGTACAGCGTCTCGTTCACAATGACCAGGCTCTTTTCACTGCCCTGCTGCACGCCGCGGCAGTTCGTCTGGCTGATCTGATAGTTCGACGGCTTTGTGCCGAACAGCTTCAGCAGGCAGTCCTCTTTAAAAAACAGCACGTACCCCAAAAACGTGACCGCCCCGGTGAATCTGCCAGGCGCGCCCACCGTCACGGCGTAGCTGTCGGTGTTCAGCCCCATGTAGCTCGTCCAGTTCGTGGGGTCGCCCAGCTTGCAGGCCCGCAGCTCGTTGGTTTTCGTGCTGCACCCCCACAGCCGGTTGTTGCACTCAGTAATGTAGTCCAGCTCCGGCAGCTCGCGTTCCACCGTGATCGTGCCCGTCACCGTCGCCGCCGCATCGATGATGCCCGCCACCATAATGCCGTCATCGTCGGCAGCGTAGACGATCATATCCCCGTTCAGGTCGTCGTACCCCGTCAGGCCGCTCACCTTCACGGTATCGTACAGTGCCAGTCCTCTGCCCAGTCCCGCCGCCGTGATCCGCACGTAGGTTGTGCCCACGCTCACCCAGTCCTTGGCGCTCGTGCTGTACATCTTCAGCACGTGGGGCGTCTCGGCGGTGTCCAGCCACAGCTTGGCGGTGTCCCCGGGGGCCGTGCCGCTCACCACATAGTCCGTATAGGCGGTCTTGTCGTACTTGCACAGCGTCACCTGCACGCTGGCCGCCGTGTTCTTCGCCCCCAGCGTGTCCACCGTGCCATCCTCGGCATTGTACCGCACGCCGTCCGGGAACACGATGACCCAGGCCCCCATTGCTATGATCTGCCTCTGCACGCTCCCGGCCAGCAGCAGGTTTGTGATTTTCGTGTTTTCCTTGTACAGCTCAGCTCCCTGCGTCCAGTACAGCACGCCGTCCCGCACGCAGGTTGCCTTCATAGAGCCGGAAGTATCCTGCGACGCCCTGCGCCCCCGCACCGTCAGCACCGGGTACAGCCCCGTGCTTATATTCTGGCAGTCGTAGAAGCTGCCCTCCGCGGGGGCGTCGTTGTGGTTGTAGCCCAGCCACCGCACCACGCTGTCCGTCGTCTTGCTCACAGATTTAAGGCCGGGCAGATACATTTCCGTTCTCCTCCGTTCCATGTTCTGGCGTGCAGGCCGCCGCTCTGCAACGGCATGACCTGCCGGTTATAATATTTGGCGTAGTCGTTATAGCTCTGGTTGTACAGCGCCGCGTCGTTCTGGTACAGGTCGTATTCCTGATTCTGCAGGTCGATCTGGCACGCCAGATACTGCACATACATCCGGTCATACGGCTTCACGGCCAGCAGCAGCTTGTCATCCGCGCCGCTCTCGTCCGCGGGGTTGTATCCGTTAAAGATCAAGCTCTGCCCGTGCTCGTGCGTCATCACCAGCTCGCGGTACACTGCAAAATCCACTTCCTCCAGCCACCGCACCTTTGTGGTTCTGTCCACCGCATTCGGTTTGATGGCATCCAGCTGGCGTATCGCCTCTCCAATCGTCATGCCTGTCCTCCTTATCACAAAAGGGCAGAGATGTCACCACCTCTGCCCTCCTTTTCTCTCTTGCCTTTCCGTATCACTCCGACACGTTTTCGGCAATGTACTTCATTGCCGCAGCCTGCTGTGCCTGACTGTTCTCCAGGATCTCCACCACAGCCTTCGGCACCTTCACGCGCGCGCCGCGTTTGATCTTATACAGCACGCCGTTCAGGCCAACCGTGATGTCGGTATCCTTCGGGTTTGCCGGGTTCATCGGCACCAGCAGATCCGTCAGCTCCATGTTGGGGTCACCCTCCTCGGCCACCTTGGCCGGGGCGCGGGCCGCCATCTCGGCTTCCTTCACAACCTCGCTGCCGTCCTTCGTGGCCGCCTCGGCCAGGTCAGCCGCCATATCTTTCTTTGCTGCCATGCTCCATACCTCCTTCCCAATCATTGTATGGGCCGATGCTCACCATCGTCCCCAAGCCTTCCCCCGAGGGGGAAGGTGGCCCCGCAGGGCCGGATGAGGGCAGACCTTCCGCAGCCTGCCCATTTTCCCCGTTGACTCAGTTCGCCTGCGCCGCGGCGTTCCAGCTCGAACCGCTCTCCACGCGGATCATGTACTCCTCGGTCAGGATCTCCGCCGTCTTAACAGCCTTCCAGCCGATGGTAGAGCGCTGATCCAGCGGGTCAGACGTGCCGCCGCTGCCCTTCTGCTTGACGATGGTCTCCAGACCGCCGCCGTTGACGCTCGTCTTGCCGTAGGCGTTTGCGGCAATAAACAGCGTGCCGAACACCGCCACGCCGTCCGCGCAGTTGTCGGCAGTGCCCTTCCAGATCTTGGCCTCGGTGGTCTGCACAAAGCGCACGCCGCCGATCTTGCCGATCTCACCGTTGTAGATGTTTTCCGGGTGCTGGTATTTCTGGATGTCAATCCACTGGTCCCCGGCCTCCATCATAAGGTCGTACGCCACGTAGGGGTGAATGATCGCAACAAAGTCCCCGTTAATGGGCTTCGCGTTGGCAGCCTTCAGCGCCGCAGCGACGCGGAAAACTTCCTTCACGGTCAGCACGTTCTTGGCAGTCAGGCCCGCACGGCTCGTGACCGCGGTCTCGCCCGTAGAACCGGGCGTCGGCTGATACATAACGTTCGTACCGGCGGCCAGCTTCTCGCGGGTCACGGTGTCCAGCGTGCGGCCCGCCTGGCTGCCGATCAGCGACAGCGTCTCGACAATCGTGTTGTCGATGGCCGTCATCTCCAGCATGTCAGACAGCGTCACGTAGTCGCCGTACTGGCTCACCGTAGCCGTCTGCGACGTGACCGACAGGCTCCTGCCGTCGGGCGTCACGCCCTCGGTCAGCGGGGTCGTCGCCTTCGGCAGCGCCGTGAACTTGCGGAACTCAATGGTCTTGCCACCGTTCTTCGGAATGTTGCGCTCCTGGCCGAACTGGTCATGCACCAACTCGGGCTCCGCCTCGTCGATCAGCGTTTTGTCGTAAAAGGTTTTCATCTCGGCAGACAGCGTGCTGGTGCCGGTGGTGTTGGTGTTCGGGTTTCCGGCAAAGCGTTGGATGTCCACCATTTTGTTCATCTTGAACATTTTCAGCTCCTCACAGAGCCACTCTCATCACAAAACCACGCGCTCCCCCGATCTGGCTCTTTTGATCAGGGCGCGTCTGTCGGCTTTGCTCATGTGCGCCACGTCCGGCGCGCCGTTCACACCGCCGGTGTTGGCCCCGCCGTTCTCCGGCGGGCGGTTTCGGTTTGCCTGTACGCTGGCCGCCACCTGTTGGGCAGCCTTCTGGCCCGCGTACTGCATAGCTCCCATCATGATCTCATCGTGATGCAGCACCTCATAGCAGGTTTTCACATCGATGCCGCTGTTCAGCAGCTTGGCAAAATGCGCGCCATTCGCGGGGTCGTTCAGCTCCGCTTCCAGGTCAAGCTCCGGGTAGAACTTTTTGGCCTCCTCCACCTCGGCATTCAGCGCGGCCAGTGCCTGCTGCTCGGCCTCATGGTTGGCAGTTTCCCGTTGGGCAGCCAGCAGCTGTGCGTTTTCGCGCTCCATCCGCTTGTAGTTTTTGTACTGCTCCACGCTCATCCCGGCTTTGGCGGCGTCCTCCTCCCAGAAGCTCTGGTCAGCCTCAATCGCCTTGCCAAGCCCCGCCACGTCCTCCGGCTTTACGCCGTACTTTTCGGCCAGCATACCCAAAATGGGCTGCACGGCCTTCAGGCTCGCTTCGGTCTGCTTCGACTTCGCAAACCGCTTGCCGATGATCCTCTGCATCTCCTGGCCGAACTCGTCCTTGTACTCCCCGGTGATCATCCCGCGGAACAGGGTCAGCTTGTCCGGCCCGGGCTGCTGCTGGCTGGCCGCACCAACACTTTTTTCATTCCCCGCGGCGTCCGGGGTTCCTTCCGCACCGGCAGTGCCCGCTGCACTGCCCGCGCCTGCG